CTCACCCCTCCTCGCTTGTGCGCCCACGTGGCCTCTCGAAGGCGATCCATCCCTCTCCCACCACTAAGGTCCCTGGCCGCGCCTCGCCACCATCGTCATAGCGTACCATCCACGCGTTCAACTCCAGGCCCGTCAGATACGCTTGCCCATCCAGATAGACCACCGAACTATACGCCATCGCCCGATACCCCGCCTCCTGCAAGGCCCGCTGCACCGGACACGCATACGCATTCTTCGGCTTCCCCTGCTCAATATGGTCCCACGTCAGCTGCACGCGTCGTGACATTTACGCGTTCTCCTGGATGCTGATGCGGTCCGTCCCAATGACCAACGTGATCGGCGTGACACGTGTTCCCTTGTCATAACACCTGATCCACGCCGTCAGCGCCTCAGACGTGCCATACTCCAGGTCACCCACTTCAATCACCTGCTCGTGTACGAATACATGCATCCCAACGAGGCCCCGGAGCGCCAGGGCCACAGGACACGATTGCAGATCTCTCTTGGTCCCTCGCACAATATGCTCCTCGGTCACCTGCACGGTGGTTGACATTTACACGTCCTCCTCATAGGATTCTCCCGCCGCCAGGGGATCAAACGCACTCGCAGGAACATCACGATACCCGGAGACCTTCCAACACGCGGCATGATAGCGGCCCGCATAGATCCCCAAGCTATAGCGCTCCTCAACCGGGTTCCGGTCCATCTGACCCTGCTCGCAACCGTAACAAATCCATTCGTTCCAAGGTAAGGCCATGGGTGGTCTCCTAAAGAGGTATATGAGAGATATCATCATGGTTTTAATATACACCATGTGGTTATATTAGTCAAGAGAAAAAGATGATGGGGTGGGCGCCGCGTTACCAGCGGTCGCCTCGCTGGTCTCGCATAACACCACGGTTAACGTGCACGGCAGCCGCCCCCTCAATACACACTTCAAATACCCCGGCCGCGCCTCCACCACCTCCCGCTGCCGCGGCCACTCGACCCATGCCCGCGCCACCGCCGCCGTCTCCCAACACACCCCTCCCGTCGTCACCTCCCGCACCGTCCGACGCCCTGACATCCGCGGCACATAGGTGTTCTCCGCCTCCCACACCTGCCCCACCACAAACATGCCCCGAATCTGCGCTAAGGTCATTGGCCACCCTCCCTCCGATGGACTCCAATGAAACCCCGCCCCCTTCAACAACTGCCGCACCGCGGCGTCAGGCTTCCCAGGAAACACCACCTGCACCCGATTGTTCTCCTTATTATCAATCAGCCGCACCCCCCCATGCTCCTCAGGGCTTCGCTCCGGCGTCTCCTCCTGCCGCACTAACCCCTGCACCCGCGCCTTCAACCGCCGAATGTTCGCCTGATTGTTGGTCAACGCATACCCCGGAAACGCCACCCGCTGATCATACGTATAGGTACTCGCCTCCACCACCGCCCGGACCTCGGCCTCACTCCACCGACCCGCGGCCACCCCCTGCAGCATCCGCTCCCGCAGATCCGGCTGCGCCTTCGATAACTTCAGCGACCGACTCACCGCATTGATCCGCTTCATCGCCGCCTGCCGCGCCTCCAAATGCGCAATCTTCTCCTCCAACTTCATGGTGGCTAAGGGATCATCCGAGAAAATGGCGCGATTGCGCGCCGCCGCCTCCGCCCGCTCCTGCAACCGACCCGCCTCCTGCTGCTTCGCATAACTGCGCTCCATCATGCGGCCTAACCGCGCCCGAAAGCGCCGATCCCGGCCCTCAGAATAATGGCCAACCAGGATCGGTTGCCCCAACGGAATCTGATCCGCCATGCGTCGACGGGTCCGATCCATCGCCTGACTCTCGTGCTGGGCGTTCTCGGCTCGCCCCCGCAGCCGCGCAATCCGCGCCTCGCGCTTGGCCTGGTACGCCGCAATCCGCGCCTACATCTCTGGACTAAAGGTGGGCTCCTCCATGCTAGTCCTCCTCTGTACGATCAATCGCGATCGGCAACACCGGCTGCCCATCCGCCATCCGCTTTAACTCACCCGTCTTCCACGACACATAGACCTCGACGGCCAGGCATTCCCGCGGACCCGTCTTCAGATACAGGACGCCGTTCCCTGCTCGCCAGGACCATAATGTCTTCTCAGATGCCTTCGTGAGCTTCAACATGGCTCCTCCCGAGGTGACCGCCGCGGCCGCACGGCCGGCGAGACTGGCTCATACCACACACACGCACACCGCCGACACCCCCACTCATACACCTGCACCCGCCCATGCGGCGTCCCCATCAACTTCCACGTCGATCGATGCCACAACCAACAGATCGTGCGTGTGACCACCCGCCGCATCAGGCTCCTTTCCTGGGAAACATGATCGTCGAACACCCCACCAACCACCACCCCGACGGCCGACGCCACGGCGGATGCCGGCCATCCCAGATCACCGGCCCCAGACATCTCGACACCCCCGTCTCAGGATCTTTCCGATAGAGCGTCGTGCCCCACATCGCGGCCTCCTCCTTTCCTCTCGCTCCCTGACTCAACGGCCCCCGCCGATGCTGCCAGAGACTTCCAGAGCTGTTGCATAATCTCCAGCTCCACGCCCGTATCGGTGACCAGGGCCACCCGATACATCCCACTCTCATAGCGCTCCAGTTGCCGGCGCACATGCGGCCGAGCAATCAAGACATACCGCTCCACCGTCTTCGCGCGACGATCACTGACCGTCGGCACCGCAATGGTTAAAAAGACATCGTAGTCGGATGGCGCCGTGGTGCAATACACCTCATACTCCAGACGACGGTACCCAATGGTGATCGGAATCATCGAACCCTCCTTCGGCATTAGCCCCACATCCCCGCCAGACCATACAGATCCAAGGCCCAGACACCCCTCCAGACATTCAGCCACCCCATCCACACCCCTCCTCACTGTTGTGGTGAAGATACCAGCGCTCGGGCACCGCCGATTCAGGCGCTCAGGTGCCTCTCCGGGTGCGACCATGCCGCAATCCGCTGATCAATCTCCCGCATCCCCTCCGCTAAGGAGTGGACCTGCACGCCATGCGCCTCCGCCGCCACCAGCTGAACACTGGACGGCCGATACTCCACCCGCCACCCATACACCCCATCCGCTGGATGGCTCAGGGTCCCCTGGCAGGTGACAATCAGGTCCTCATCTGCCCCACGGGCGTGGCCCCAGGTCTCATGCCCCAGACGCACATACTGCTGCACCACACGCCCCGTCAGATGATAATAGTCCCCATCGACGTGGCTCTCGAAGTACATGGCGCGTGTCTCACCGCGGACCTTCCGCATCGCGTGCCCTCCAGATCAGTTGCGTGTCCTCTCGCCATTGGCCCACGGTCTCACAGTGTCAAGCGCTCTTGATGGTCATCCCCTCCACTCCCCACCGCCTGATAGCCGTAATCCATGAGTTGGCGCCGCACTTTCTCTGTCACCAGAAAGAAGTGTTCGTCGGTCGGGTCACTGACGACCCATAAGCCAACACGCTGGGCCTGGGCACATGCCGGCGCCCGATCCAGAAACATTTCCGCGCCCCGCAACGTATGATGGGTTCCATGGACCTGAAGATACATGGCTAGCACTCCTCGTCGGCGTGGGTCCGGCGCTGCCGCGTCCACCCCCTGGCTTTCAGGTCGCGATAGTACGACAAGACCTCTTCGGCATCCAGGCGCGTGCGGGACAGCCACCGCTCCTGGATCAGATACGTGACAGTCACGTGGGACCCCTCGCGGACCAACTCGAGGCGCGCCAGGGGCAGATCATGGGCATTGGTCATGATCACGGGTGAGGTCGCAGATGACATGGGCAGACTCCTGGCAAGTGAGTGAAAGAGATGTGTGATTTGATAGATGTAAATATACATCATGATGATATATTTGTCAAGGTCAAATAGAGGCCAGCCATCCTAGCGCTTGTAATCCCGAATCGTGGTATTGGCCCCACTGCCATTCACGGTGGTCGTGTAGGTGCGACTTCCACCACCCGGGTAGTGAATCGTCGAGTGATAGGTACTCTGATTGTCCATGGCACTGTTCATCGCCCCCAGCAGATCCACCCCGGCACACCCCGCCAAGCGACCCGCCAACATCAGACCTCACCCCAATCGTGTGATGATCCGCATGTGCGCTCCTTTGTGGTGGTAATAACCCGTGATTTGATGTATCCTAGACCAAGAACATGAGGAATCCATCCACGTCAGAGGAGAGAACTCCGCATGCCGACGCTCTTTACCTGTCCCGTCTGTGGTGATGCACAACTCTTAACCCTCCCACGCTATAAAAAGGCTCGCTTTTGCTCGAAAGCCTGTCGTCTCCTGCATGAGAATGCCATCGAGCACTATGCCTCGCGCTTTTGGTCTCGTGTGAACCGCGACACGTGTTTGGGCGCGATCTGTGGGTGCCAGCAGGGACTCGACCATTGCTGGCCATGGACGGGCAGCACCAATCATGGTGGGTACGGGTGGTTCTCTGGCAACTTTAGCCATCCCACCGCCAAACATATGCTCGCGCATCGCTTTGCCTTCAAAGTCACCCATCTCAAGCACTTTGTTCCACAGAAGCTGGTCTGTCATGCCTGTGATGTGCCTCCCTGTTGTCGACCAACACACCTCTGGCAAGGCACGTACGCCGAACATCGCCAGCAGATGATCGCGACGCACGGGATGCCGCCAACGCACTACCGACGTGGTTCACAACACCCCCACAGCCGCCTCACGGAGGCTCAGGTCTTGGCCATACGGGCGCTCTACCGTCCCGGGATGTCGTGGACCGAGATCGGCCGCACGTATCAGATCACGGGCCAACATGTCTATAGCATCATCCGTCGTCGTATCTGGACTCACCTCCCCTCATCCGAGTAGCACGAATGGTCATAGAAATGCGATGAGTCCCTGGTAATAACCCGTAATTTGATGTATCCCCGTAGCACGAATGTGTTAATACAGTACCCCACGCCAGTATTCACCGCAGCGGGTGCACTCGGCATCCATGTTCCCATGATCGGGCCCAGCGGTGCTACAATCGATGATCTGGTGGCTCCAATAGCGGCAGATCACCTGCCGCAGCGCATACGCCAGACGTCCCGTGAGATGATACCAGACATCGGCGGATACACTCGCCTGCTGGGCATAAGGGCCATAGTCACCAGCCCACGCCGCATAATCCTCACGTCGGGTGTCGATCGTGCTACGAATGGTGTGGGTCAGCATGGGTCTCTCCTTAGCAGTTCTCCGCAATCGGTGAGGCGGCATACGTGTCACCGTCAATAATGTTCACGATGCGTGCCGGGGGAATGATGTGTGTGGTGATCCAGAGCCCCTTGGCGCTCGTGCGCTCGACCCACGCCCGGGGTACGTTGACGTCCACGATGACCACATCGGCCAGCGTGGCCTGGTGGCGCTTGAACATATGCAGGATGCCCCAGGCTGTTTTGTGGGGTGAGTGCAACCACACCGTCGGCTTCGACACGCCATTGCGGGTCAAGGGCTTGCAGCGTGATTTCGCTGGCAAGAGGCCCGTGGCCAGAATGGACTCAAGATTGGCGCGTAAGGTGGCGTGGCGTAAGCGCATGGCGCAATCCCCATATACAGTTGTTGAACGAGTTGCGTGATTTGATAGATTTAAATATATATCATGGGGTTATATTTGTCAAGGGCGAAGTCGATTCACATGGTGATCTGTATGGTTGATTCGGCGCGCTGCGCGAGGACGTCTGATCGTGGCTCCCGTGAAAATTCCCTTGACAGATGTGGGTGTTTCTGTCTTTGTTATCCGATAGGAGAAACGGGTGACGCCAGGCAAGCTCACGGCACGGGCCCCGAGCGCGCAGCCCCATGCGCGGCGGTACGTCCGTGATGCCAGCCTGCAGCGCTTTCTGGTCCGCGACCCCTTTGATGCGGCTCACGGTGATCTTCGCATCCCGTGGCTGATTGCACTGCTGACCGGTCCGGTGGCGTCACCACCCATTACCGAATATACAACCCGAGAGAATCCGTGGCTGAACGTCCTCAAAATCGCAACCTGCGACGAGGTGGCCCTGGTCGTCCCAAAGGCGCCCGAGCAAAACGGTCCCTCGAGATCGAGGCCATTGCCAGGGGCCTGCTCGCTGATCCCGTCTATCAGGCCAATTTACAGAAACGTCTCCGGGACGGCAAAGCCCCGCATATGGAAACCCTTCTACATCACTATGCCTACGGAAAGCCCCCGGAGTATCTGGTGCATCGCGCCGACGCCGAGGCCCCGTTACCTCCCCTGCAGATTATTTTGACGCCCGTACTAGGTGAATAACGCACCATGACCTTTACCTTGCATGCGCGGCAAGCACAAGTCTTTCAGTCCACGGCCCGACAAATCCTCTTTGGGGGCAGTGCGGGGCCTGGAAAATCCTATCTCCTACGGGTGGCGGCCATTGGCTGGGCCACGGCGATTGCGGGCCTGCAAATCTATCTCTTTCGCCGCGAATTCCCGGAATTGTATCGCAACCATATGGAGGGGCCTACGGCGTTTCCCGCCATGCTTGAGGCCTGGATCTCAGCGGGGCGCGTGAAAATTAATCGGTCGACGCATGAGATTGCCTTTGCTAATAAGTCGAAAATTTTCCTCATGCATATGCAATACGACAAAGATGTCTCGAAAATTTATGGGGCAGAAATCCATGTAGGGATGGTCGATGAGCTGACGCAATTTACCAAGGCGCAGTATGCCTTTATTCGATCCAGGCTCCGTATGACGGGCATCACGGTTCCTGAGGTCCTGCACGGCCAATTTCCACGCATAGTGTGTGCGTCCAATCCGACAGGGATTGGACACAACTGGGTCAAGGCACTCTTTGTAGACCCGGCGCCGCCGGGCAAGATATGGGTCGCGCCGCCCGCCGAGGGCGGAATGACTACACAATTTATCCCGGCGCGCTTGCAGGATAACCCCACGCTTCTGGACGCCGATCCAGGGTATGTGGAACGGCTCAGGGGGCTCAATAACCCCATGCTTGTGCGGGCGATGTTGGAGGGAGATTGGACTGTTACCAGTGGGGGGATGCTGGACGATCTCTGGAACCCAGACGTCCATGTGATTGATCCCTTCCCGATTCCCACGAGTTGGTTGGTATTTCGTGCGTTTGACTGGGGCTCCACGCGCCCATTTAGCGTGGGGTGGTGGGCGAAAAGTGATGGGACCACGGCGCCGAATGGCCGAATCTATCCGCGGGGTACGTTAATTCGAATTAACGAGTGGTATGGATGGAATGGCATACCGAACGAAGGCGTCAAAATGCTCGCTACGGAAATTGCCCAGGGGATTCTTGAGCGGGAAATCGATTGTAGCTATGTGGTGTGCCCAGGTCCTGCCGATCCATCAATTTACGTGGAGGAGAATGGCTCATGTATTGCGCGGGATATGGCACAGGTCGTGCTGAAGGATCGCCGCTATGCGCAGCGCCGTTGTACGTTTCACCCCGCCGATACGCGCCCAGGGACACGCAAAGTGGGGTGGGAAGTCGTGCGGACGATGCTGAAGTCTAGCACGCGCCAGCCGATGGAAGATGCGGGGCTCTTCGTCTTTAACACCTGCCGTCAATTTATTCGCACGGTACCGGTTTTACCCCGTGATCCGAGTAAGCCAGAGGATGTGGATAGTGCTGCGGAAGATCACATTGGCGATGAAGCGCGCTATATGTGTACCTGGCGCCCGCCGACGGTCTCCACCGTCAGTCTCTCTGGAGTGTGAGCCATGCCCGCCTCGACACCACACCCCCATTACACCGCACGAGTGGATGAATGGCAACGCTGCCGTGATGTCATTGCTGGGGGCGATGCCGTCAAAGAGGGCAATGAAACCTACTTGCCACGCTTGAGCGGGCAGGGCCTCATGCGTGTGGAAGACCCGCAAGGGAATGTCTACTGGATCAATGAGTACCAAACATATCGCGACCGCGCGAACTTTTACCCAGCCACAGAGCGCACGGTCGAAGGGATGGTCGGCGCGTTGATGCGGAAAGCGCCAGTCTTCGACGTACCTGAGAGTCTACGGGGGCATCTCGATAACCTGACGCAGACGGGCGAGTCGGCTGAAGCGTTTACGGAGCGCTTGGTCACAGAACTCATCAGTGTCGGGCGTCATGGCATTCTGGTGGAGTGGCCGAGAGGCGATGAAGAACAACGGCCGTATTGGGTCCATTATCGGACAGAAGATATCTTGAATTGGCCTGACACCATGGGGCGGGGGCGGTGGGTGGTGCAAGAATCCGTGCTCGAACCGACCGACGATGAATTTGTGGATGAATCGATTACGCAATGGCGCGTGCTGGACCTTGATGAGAATGGCTGGTATCGGCAGCGCGTCTATCGCAAAAGCGCCGAGCGCGGGGAAACGCTCATCTTGATTGAGACGGTGGAGCCCACCATTCGCGGCCAGCGCCTTGATTATCTCCCATTTGTGTGTGCAGGCTTACCTGACCCTGAGAAGCCTCCTATTCTTGGGCTGGTAGATATTAACCTGTCGCATTATCGGACCAGTGCTGATCTAGAAGAGGCGCGGCATAAGCTGGCCGTACCCACGCCCTGGGCGGCGGGTTTTCAATTAGAGCCAGGACAGGCGCTCCGCATGGGCGCCAGTGTCGCCCACGTGAGTAGTGAGCCGAATGCCCGCATGGGTATGTTAGAGTTTAGCGGGTCAGGCTTGAGCGAACTGCGGCTCGCCTTGCAAGAGAAAGAAGCAATGATGGCCGCGATTGGCGCAAGGCTCCTCGAAGCGCCACGCGCAGGGATAGAATCAGCTGAAGCGATTCGGCTGCGGACCAGTGGCGAAATAAATGTGCTGATGAATATCGCGCAGGCCGCGAGTGAAGCGATGACACGAGCCTTTCGGTATCATGCGCTATGGATGCGGGCCGACCCGGACGCGTGTAGGGTGGCGATCAATGAAGATTTCGTGGATCAGCGCCTCACCCCGCAAGAACAGGCCGCGAATTTAGCGGACTATCAAGCAGGTGTCATTTCGTACAGTACCTGGCACTGGCGCACCTCGCTTGCCGAAATGCTCCCACCGGATGTGACCGCTGAGGAAGAGAAAGCCATGATCGACGCCGAACGACCACTATCCGGTGAAATCATCATTCCACCGGACCAGCCGGTCGAGGGACCGACAAATGGCGGAGGACCCGCCAATGCCTAAGCGTCGAGGCGTATCCTTCAAGAAAGGGACCACGGCTCGAAAAGCCAGGCATCAGGTCGTCTTGGCCTTGAAGCGATCAGGAAAAGTACGCAATATGTACGCGGTGGCCAACGCGGCAGTGAAACGCATGCGGCCAAGTCAACGACGCAAACTCGCAAAAAGGAGATAGTCATGCCCAAGGGTGGAAAACACTATCAGCCAACAACGAAAACGGCCGGAACAGCGAAACAAGGCAAGCACGGCGGCGTCTCCAAGGGTACTAAGGATATGCCATGTCCACAGATGCCTGGCGGAGGCATGTAGACCTGTGGAGGCGCATGATATACGACAGGACCTTAGCCGCATCGTGGATGCCACGTGTGCGCTCTGGGGTGCGCTATTACAGTTACCTGCCGATGAAGTCACAATGCAAGCCTCGCTTGATCTCCTGGGTGCCCAGGAGCGGGCCCAGTATGCCGAACACTTGAGCCTACTGGCACAGAAGTGTGGCCATATTCGCGAGTATGCCTTGCAGGTGAAATATGAACTCTTAGCGAGCGTCCAATCGTCGCACGACACTTCAAAAGGAAGCGCGTGATGGACCTTGGGGCAGAACCGTTGCGTGTCGTTAATGGTGCCGTGAGGTGGGTTTGTGCCTACTGTAACAAGCCCATTGCGGAGAGTACCGGGCTGATGACCATGCAAGGTGACCGGGTCCGGCTCTATCATCCTTCAGGTCCCTGTCTCACGGCTGATTATCTTGACCGGCTCCCGCAGCTGGCTCAAGAAGTCACGATTGCCGACGGGCTCCCCGATCTTTTGACCACCATCGGCTTGGCGCTGGCTGCCCCGTAGGAGACGCATGGACCCGTTGAGGATCCGGTTTATTGACCGCAAAGGCTTTGAGCGCACAGAGTGGATTACTGATCCGCTGACCCTGCTCATCACCCGTCGCTTTGCGCTCGAACCGGCGGATGCTGCTGGCGAGCGGTCAGTTGAGCTGCGCTTTGCGCGAGCTGAGCAATCTGGCGATTGCGTGGTGTATCGGGAGCTGGTCTAAATGCCGAATCTGAGCGATACGATGGCCAGTCGACTCATGGCTGACAGTATTGACTTATCTCGCTTCGAAGCTGGCGTGACCTCAAAATTGGTGGCGATCTACCGTGACCTCGAACGCCAACTCATTGCCTATCTCCTACGCTATGACCCTACTGCCCCCAGCGCTAGTGCCTATCAATATCGTCGTGCTGACGCGTTACTGGCCGAAGTCCGTCAAGTGATTCGCACCAGCTATACGCGTATGAATCGCTTAGAGGCAACAGACTTGAAAAGCCTGGCCGTCACAGAAGCCGCGTCGATTCAAGCGATGGCTGTCGAGCTCACCACGATTCCCTTATTCAGCGTCTCTGTGCCTGAAGCCACTTTACGCGCCCTTGTTGATGATTTGACCATTCAAGGTCAACCACTGCGCACCTGGTGGAGCCGACAAGCCACAACTACGTTTGATCGCTATGCGAGCGTGGTACGGCAAGGGATTATCCGGGGTGATAGCGTCGGAGATATGGTGCAAGCCTTGCGTGGGACCCGCGAAACGAGATACGCTGATGGGGTGCTCAGGGCGCCACAACGCGGTATTGAAACGCTGGTCAGAACGTCTGTACAAGCGGTGGCCAATGAAAGTCGCTTAGCGACATTTCAAGCGAATAGCGACGTCTTACGTGGATTTGAGTGGTTGACTGGTATGGACGCATTGGTCTGTCCTGTCTGCGCGGCGTTGTCTTCCAGCACGTGGACGCTCGACTATAGGAGATTGCCGGGGACGCGCTTGCCTTTTCCAGGCGCCCCACCCCGGCACTGAAGGTCGCCAATTGCCGATGTGTCCTGCTGCCGCTCGTCTTACCTGTACAGCGCTTAGCTCAAGCCAAAGGTCCACGTTTTACCGAGGCAGTGCAAGCGATCCCTCCCGACATCAAAGTCACGATCGACGGTGGCAATGGCATCGACCTCACCTACCCCAAATGGTTAAAAGCGCAGCCTGAAGCCGTGCAGCGTGAAGTCTTGGGACCTGGACGCTTTAAACTCTTTCAGGCAGGACGATTGCCCATTAGCGCGATGGCGACTCCGCACGGACGACCCCTCACACTAACGGAGTTACGGCAACGTCGGAGGATTGTGTCGTCAGTGACCCCATAGCTCAAGCTAGGGGCTTGCATCTAGGCGACACCGCCTTTGACGCCGCGCTCTATGTGCGCTATCAGGAGGGTGTGTAACGATGGCGTAGGCATGTGGGGACCGTAGTACGCGATTTTACTTGACAACGGACATATTCTTTACTTTGCTTATATAGTAAGAGGTATGACTGCTGATTGAGGGGATCCCGGAGGGATGAGTCGTGGCCTTAAAAGCAATTCTCGATTCTTTAGACGATGTGCCAGAGATGTACCGCGAACTCTACATTGAAAAAGACGGTAAATTTGAATTGCCGGTCGAGGGACTTGTACCGCAAGAGCGCCTCAGAGAATTCCGTGATAATAATATCGCGCTCATGAAAGAACGCGAGGAATTAAAGAAGGCGCTCACAAAGTATAACGATATTGATCCTGAGAAATACCAAGAGGCCTTGAAAAAACTCACCGAGCTTGACGATAAGAAAATGCTTGATGAGGGGAAGATCGAAGAACTCTTACAGGCGCGGATGGAACGCTACAATGAAGATTGGAATAACCGGGAAAAAGGGTATCAAAAGAAAATCAGCGAGCAAGAATCCATGACGGCCCGCTTGGTTGAAAGCCTTGCCCGTGAGCGTATTGATGGACGCTTGCGGGAAGTTGCCCCCAAGATCGGCATTACGAAGACAGGGATTGATGACTTTATTCGTCGGGGACGGGAAGTCTGGCAACTGGTTGATGGGGAGCCTGTGGCAATGCACGGCGACCAGCCGATCTATGGCAAAGACCCGTCGCAGCGTATCAGTATGGAGGAATGGGGGACGGACCTTGCGCCAGAAGCCCCTCATCTCTTCGAACGGAGTATGGGCGGCGGGGCCCAGAATAATGGCAATGGCTCCACGCGCAATACGCGCGTGATTGCGCGTGGAGATCCACTGGCGTTTGGGAAAAACTTGGAAGATATCGCGACAGGGAAAATGGTTGTACAGTAAGACGCCTGTTGTACCCTTGAGGCGGTGCCTCAAGGCCATGCCTGAGTGTACGCCCCGGTGGGGCATTTTCGTAGACCTTTTACGGAAAGGAGCCACCCACCGTGGCCAATACTCTGACCGCCGTTATCCCCAAATTACTCGCTCAAGGCCTCCTCGCGCTGCGCCAACAGGCGATTATGCCGAGGCTGGTCAACCGTAGTTATGACACCATGGCCGCTGAGCGCGGCTCGACGATTGACGTGCCAATCCCCAGCGCCATTACCGCCACAGCGGTCACTCCGGCGCAAGTGCCACCCGCCCAAGTCGACTTTACACCGACCAGCGTTCCAGTCGTGATGAACATGTGGTATGAGGCCCCGTTCACGCTGAACGACCGGGAAATTATGGAAACGATGGATGGGGTCATTCCCATGCAAGCCAGTGAAGCGATTAAGGCGCTGGCGAACACCATCGACTCTGATATCATCTCCAAGTACAAGAGCTTCTACGGTACGGTTGGGACCAGTGGCACGACGCCATTTGCCACGAGCCTTACCGAGTATACCCAAGCCCGCACCGTGCTGAACCGTCAACTGGCGCCCATTAATGACCGCCGCGTCGTGCTCAACCCTGATGCGGAAGGTAATGCCTTGCTGCTCAGAGCGTTCCAGGATGCCAGCTTTGGCGGGGGCACTGGGGTCATTCAGCAAGGCCAAATTGGCTATAAGGTGGGAGCCGACTGGTGGATGGACCAGAATCTCGGCAATCACGCGCAAGCCGAAGCAGGGACGCCACTGATTGACGATGCGGCGGCCTATGCAATTGGCGTGAAAACGATTCACGTCGACGGCTTGACGACCAAGCCCGAGGCTGGGGATAAATTCCGCATTGCGGGTGATGCGACGATCTACACGGTGGTTTCCTCGACAGCGTTAGTCGGCACCGACTCAGATATTACCTTTGAGCCGGGCCTGGTGGTGGCTAAGCCTGCCGTCGATGCTAACGAAGTACTCACCTTCCTCGGCAACTATGCGATTAACCTGGTGTTCCACCGCGACGCCATTGCGTTTGCCACGCGACCTCTGCGAGATATCAGCTTTGCCGATAATCTCGTGGCGATGGAAAGCGCCGTGGATCCCGTCAGCGGCTTGACCTTGCGCTTAGAGATTACCCGTGAGCATCGGCGCTGGAAATTCTCGTATGATGCTCTGTGGGGCGCAGCCACCGTCAGGAAAGAATTAGGTTGTGTGATACTTGGGTGAGTTGATATCAGTTGATAATACCAGAATGAAGGAGTCGTTATGGCTGATGTCCTTTCTCCTAACACGCTCTCAAGTAGCCTCAAAGTGTCTTGTGGGCGGTCTACTACGGTGGCGGCGGTTGATACCGTGGCCACGGGCTTACACAAAGTGCTGTATGCGGTGGCCAACCTGGATAGTGACCCGGTCGCCACGGCAGCCTGGGTGAATGCCGCCATTGGTAATCAAACGACCACGCCTCCGACCGGCAGTATTTTGATTAAAAGCTGGATGCCCACGGCGGCTGGGTCCACCGTGCCGGTGGCGGCGACCACCTTTGGCAAAGTTGTCAGTTGGGTGGCCGTCGGCTACTAAGCCACGAGGGTATATGCCGATCTGGCGCGGCGGTGAGGGCGCACCGCATGTGACGCAAGTGTCCGATGCGGTGGCCAATGATAGCGATAAAACCCTTGTGGTGCCGGTAGGGACGATGTGGGCGATACAAAGTATCTATGCCCGTCTCGTCAGTACCGGCACGGCAGGGAATCGGCTACTGACTGTCTTATTCACAAATGCGTCCGATGTTCCACTGTTTCGATACGTGGCGGGAGGTGTCCAAGCCGCTAGCCTCACTATGGATTATGTATTTGCGCCGAATCATCCGCAAGAAACGGCGGTCGCGAATAATGGGCTCCAGCTGCGGGCATTAGGCAGCGGTATTACCTTACTCGCGGGCTGGAAAATCCGCATTTATGATGTCACGGCGGTTGATCCTGCCGCTGATGATCTGACCCTTCAAGTGCTTATTGAGTCCCTCCAAGTGTCTGCCTAGGGCAAGGAGGTTCTATGGCCCTCGCCACGATGAAAGTAAAACATCCCGGCGGAGATGGGTTTATGACCATCAACGCGGAAGATTTTGACGCCTCGACGATGGAAGTATGGCCTGAAGCATCGCCTGAACCTGTAGCAGAACCGGTGTCAGAACCTATGCCTGAACTGGTACCACCGGTCGAAGTCATGGGAGAAGCGATCAAGGACCATGAAGAATTCGGCGAGCCTTCGCGGCGGCGCCGAGGGCCAGGGTAAGCTATGGCGCTCTTTAGTTATGACCCGTCCCTGGCATCAGATCTTGATTGGATTCGACTCCTGGTTGGTGATGTGCGCCAAGCCAACCCAGAGATGGATGATCTGGAAATTCAGGCAGTGCTTGATGATACCCCGAAGCCTGATCCAGACTTCGGGACAGATAATGAGTGGCGGGCCTATCGCTACCAAGTGGCCGCAAAAGTAGCTGAGCTGATTGCGGGCAAGCATGCGTTGGATAGTGATCTGACATTCGAAGGCCAGCGCGTGGGCTTGAGCGCGAAGTATGCGCAATATACGGCGCTGGCCAAACGGCTGCGCGGCGTGGCGAATAGCTATGCCGTGGTCAAAACGGAGCGGTGGTGAATGCTGATACTTCGGGGCACGATCCATAATGTTCCGCAGACCCACGACGCGCTGACCCGTGCCATCCCGATCCTCACCGATGAACTGTCGAAGGCCATGCGGTCGAGCCTGTTCTTGGTGACCCGAACCGCCCAGAAAGATTACCTCTCTGGCCCTAGACCGCAGCGGCTGGGCGTGGTCACGAATCGGTTGCGTGGGAGTCTTAGTGAGGGGGCCTCGGAGTTAGTGTTTCGGCTTGACCAGCAACCGACGCGACTCACAGGCACCGCCGGAACCAATGTAATCTATGCTCCGGTCCATGAGTATGGGGCCATTATTAAAGCCGTGGGCGCGAAATATCTGACCTTCCGCCTCCGCCCAGATCAGCGCAAACCGAACGACTCAGGATGGCGACGGATGCGTCAAGTCAGCATTCCGAAGCGCCCATTTCTCAAGCCTGCATTGCATGATCGGGAACCTGATATTCGTGAGCGGTTCAAGGTGGCTTTAGAGAATGTGGCGGTACGCCTGAATCAGCTTTTGCGAGGGGCCTAATGGATCCGCGAGAGCAAATTGAGCTGGCCATGGAGCAAGCCTTGGCTGAGATTACCATCGCCAATGGCTATAACATTCCCAGGGATATTCAGCAGGTGACGCGGGTTCAGGAGGTCATTACGGCCATTCCTGATGCCGATCGGCCGCTCCTGCTTCTGCTCACAGAAGTTGAAGCCAGTGAGTTTATCGAATTGTCGCTTTTGGAAGAAACGTGGCTGACCGTCAATGTGCGGGTGTACGAAACACTCTATCCTGGGGAAGACGGCGCCACGGTGCTGAATCAGTATACGGCCGCGATTCGGCAGTGTCTGATCCAGCATCGCTATTGGGATGGGCTCGCGGAATTTACGGAGATTCGCGGCGTGGCCCAACATCAAATTCTGGAAGAGATGCGCCCCAATATCATGACCACCGTCGCGGCGCGGATTAATTATCTACACGAGGATTCGCTTAGTTGATAACTGCCCAGGCGTGAACACTGGGGTTTCCCAAAAGTGAGGTTGTGATGACAGCCACACACCCTATTCATGGCCGACGCGCCTTTGTCGCCTTAGCGGTTTGGCGTCTGACCGAACAGCCCCTTGTGGAGGATGCCCAGCGCTATTTTGCCATGCCAGACGATACGCAGTTCACTGTGCAGTATTCCGAGCCACGCCGAGGCTTTCGGCTCTGGTGTCAGCACCCAAGCTTTCCTGCCTATGCTACCTGGGCTGAGGTGCCAGAAGAGGTGTGGGCACAGGAGGCATAAGCCATGCGCTGGACTTTTAGCCCCTCATCCACGATTCCCTGGTCCTCGAGAGGAGACCCTATGAGCGAGTATGAACCCGCATATACGAAAATGGACCCCGTTGAGGATGAGCCACATGACACGCCACCGGACCAGGAGTCTCCCGAAGACGCGCCCGTGCCAGATGAAGCAGAGGTGCCAGTTCCGGACACCGCGCCGGTCGCCATGGCTGAGCCAGGCATCTATACCTGGTCGCAAGAACAGACCCAGCACCCCCTCTTAGGCGTCTTAACGCCAGGGCTGGATTGCGACTTTTCCCTGGTGACCGACCCGTCCTCCCTCCAAGCCATTCAGTATTACCTCGAGGTGGGTTACATGAAGAAGGTGCGCTAGTGGACCGATGGGACACCCCAGGCACCGTGATTGTGGTCACCGGGACGTTGACGCGCTATGGCGCGTTTAGTCGATCGCTGACGCAAGTGCAGGTCCCGCCCGGTACGCAGATCTCGTGGTCGGAAGGCATTAACCTGGCAGCCAATCTGAATCGTGGGATCGCCGCCGCCAACGGCGCCTGGGTCTGGCTTCTGGGGGATGATCATGTCTTTGCGCCGGATACCCTCCAGCGTTTATTAGCGCACGACGTGCCGCTCGTGGCGCCGGTATGTACACTGCGCTCACCGCCCTATTGGCCGATTGTCTATCGCTCAGAAGCGCCAGACGGCTCGTTTGAGGTGTGGCCGGCGGATGAGTTGCCCACGAGTGGGTTACATCCCGTGGCCGCCTGCGCCATGGCGGGGATGGTCATTGCCCTAGACGCGCTCCAGACGATGACGCCGCCCTACTTCGAAATCGGGCAGATCAGGAGTGATGAACTCGGGGAAGACCTCTACTTCTTCCACAAGGCCGCG